ATGGCCGGCACCTGGTTGGCGGCGTAGAGCTTGGCGCCGCGTTCGGTGCTGACCGGTTCGAAGCCGAGCTGGCGCAGGCCTTCGGCGCTGATCGACAGCGGCCCGATCAGGTCGTTGATTTCGCCCAGCTTGATGCGCTTGCCCTCGGCGGCAGCCGGTGCTGCCGGGCAGTCGCCCACCAGATCGGCCACGGCCTGGACGTAGGGCTTCGAGGCCTGCACTGGTGCGACTGCCGGCGGAGCGGTGGGTTCCGTGACCGGCGCAGGCTTCGCCGCTTCGGCTTGCGCTGCAGCGCCTGCAGCGGCTTCGCGTGCCGCCAGTTCGTCCTTCTCCTGCTGCAGGCGAGCGGCGCGTGCTTCCTCTTCCTTTCGGATCTTTTCGCGTTCGGCATCAAGCCTGGTTTGTTCGGCCCTCTGGTGCTCAGCAATGCGGGCTGCGACCAGGTTGCGCAGGTCTTCCGGCGCCTTGGTAGCGCACAGCTGGACTCGGTCCTGGAACAGGAAGGCATGCAGGGCATGCTCGTTGAGGATTGCGACATTGGCGCGGATGCGGTCTGCCTGTTGGCTGGCCGCAATCTTGATATTGGCCGCCACGGAGGCGACCTCTTCTTCCATGGCGCTGAACGAGCGCTTGCCCTTTATGGCCGCACCCAGCTCGTTGGTCACCGCCTGCGCCGGGAATGCGAGGGTGTGCTGGCCCAGCGTGGCGTTGATCTGGTCATAGTGGACCTGCACGTCCGCGCGCCCAACCTGCACGATTTCGATGCGGCGCTCTTCCTTCCGCTTGGCGACCAGCTTTTCAAGCTCCAGCCGCACGCGGCGGGCCTCTTCCTTCACGTCATCAAGCGTGCGGAACAGCGATTCGATGTCAGCGGTCTGGCTCAGAGCGTGGCTTTTGGCAGCCTCCAGCTTGCCCTCGACTTCCTTCGCCCACTTCACCGTCTGCTCGGCGTCGGCGAAGTCGGTATCGGTCCGCAGGTCGCGGTTGATGCCGCCGAGAACAGCCATGGCGTGATGGCGGAAGTCGGCGAGGTTGCTCGCTTTGACCATGCCGGTGAGCTCGATCCGCAGCGCAGGCAGCTGATCTGGCGCCTTGCCCACGACAGGCTCTGCCGCCGGTACGAACTGATACTGGCACACGTCGGCCTCGAACTGGGCCCAGCCGGCCACGATCCGGGCGCGCAGCTCCTGGTTCGGGTAGTACCAGCAGTGCAGCTCTTCGATCAGCTCGCCTTCGTCGGTCCACCTCGATGC